CATCCAGCGCCAGGACGCGCGCACGACGTGCGCAACAGCGTAGCCAACGTCATGGGCCACGCCGGCGGCGGCCATCAAGCATACGGCGGCGGCCAGGGCGAAAGTGCGGGTGAATTGCATTGGGGAGCCTTTCAATGGAAGTAGGGAGTGGGCCTGCATTGCACCGGCAGACCAGCGGCACGGAAACCCCCACAGGGGGCAACCGTCACGCCGTTGCCAACTTCGTGCGTAGGTCGTAGCCCAGTAGTGGCCACACCTGGTCGACGGCATGCTCCCGCGCATACGTGCGACCGATCTCGGCGTCGAAGTTTTCTGGCGACACCGGCCCCGTGTTCACGCCGACGATCTTGGTGCCATTGCGAAGGACCAGCACGCAGAAGGTCATCAGGCTCAAGGCCTGGAAGGACGTGATTGCAGGCGGCCTCTGGGTGAGCGTGTCGTATTCGTGGTGTCGTTGGTGCAGCTCCAACTGCGCCATCGCACCGTCGACGCCGTGCTGGGCGGTGAAGTAGTGCTCGCTGGCAATGGCCGCTTCGACGTCCGCAAGCGTCACGCGCGGCGCCACCGCCTTGGAGGCCAGTTCCTTCTCGGTCACGGCGCTCATTCCACCACCGCCCAGTCTTCTGCCAGGCTGTCGCTGACGCTCGGCGCCCAGGTGCTGACCGCCTCGTCGACCGTCTTCAGGGCGAAGTAGGCGTTGTAAGGAACCATCGCGCCCTCACCGAAGTGAGCCACGGCTGCCCCGGTTTGCACTGCATAGGACGCAGGCGGCACGAGGTACACGAACTGGCCCTTGCCATTCCAGCCCACGCGTGCCACGCTCCGGCCGGCCTTGAGGTGACGGATGGCCTCGCCGAAGTCGAAGTGCGGAGCAGCAGTTGCTGGCTCCTCGCGGTGATCGTCGCGCACAGGCAGGCGCACCATGGTCTGTTCCGCAGCGACGGTCGCGCGCAGGCCCAGCGCCGACGCCGGTGCCGGCACCTCGCTCCAGAACGCGCCATATAGGTAGTTCCATGCGCGGTTGACGTGGTCGTTGAAGCCCGGATGCAGAGCCGCTAGCTCTTCCATCGCATTGCGGATCGCCGGATAGAGCACGCGCGAGGCGTGGGTTTCACCGGTCGGCTCCGTGACGCAAGCACCGTGGTTCAGCAGAGCATCGAGCGCAAGCCGAACCTCTGCACCGATCCGGGCGCCATTGCAGCCCACCTCCGCGACGCGCGAGGCGAGCGCGTGCGCCGCCGAGTGCTCGAGGTCATCGCGATGGCTGCGGATGCACGGCCCGCCGTTCACTTCCTTGACCTGCGCGTCCAGCTTGGCGGCTTGCCCCCTCTGGAAGGGCATCCAGCCGCAAAAGGCGTAGTCGGGTGCCGCGTCGTCGCCCTGCACCAACGCCACGCTGGTTCGACTGTGCGGCGTGCCGTTGGCATCGAAGACGCTCAGGTTGACCAGCTTGTCGCTCCAGACACGAGCGATGATGGCCGCGTAGGGGCCGCCGCTTTCATTGCGGACGAAGCCCGACTCGGCAGTGTTCGACGCTGGGTAGAACCAGACGACGCGCCCGACGGTCGGGATGATGATGGGATTGGGATCGGTCACAAGGGCTCCTTGCAGAAGTGCAAAGGCCCTGTGGTCTGGCATCCCCGGTAGCGGCCGGCCTCCTCTCGGAGGTGGGATGCCAGAACACAGGGCTCTGGGTTGGTTGTCGTGGCCGCTACCCGTTGACCTGGGGATCGTCTTCGGGCGCTGCTCGCAAAGCGAACCCTACAGGGGGCTTCGTTTGATAGGCTCGTCGAATGTCAAAACAGCAACCACCATCGCTCCCGCCTGAGCTCCCATCGGCTATCGCACTAGCACGACTCATCGCGCTCTATGGCGGTCGGGACGCAATGAACGCCCGCTTCGAGCAACGCCGCCTAGATTTCATGTCAATCTGGGATCAGGACTCAAAGGAACTCGGAAAAATTCTGCACGCGCATCTCGTTGTCGAGTACTTCCTAACTGAGTACCTGAAACACCTTCACCCGACGCTCGATTTCGTCAAACTTCGGCTTCGCTACGAGCAAAAAGTGGGTATGGTCCCCTCTAGCAACGCCATGTTGTCGCCACTGAAACCTGCTCTGAGTGCTGTCGGCTCGGTTCGCAACAATGCGGCGCATGTTCGTCGCGCCCAAATCAGCAAGCACGATATTCAACCGATCTACAAGGCCGAGCTCTATGTCGCGATGGCGGGGCTACTCAACATGGACTTCCAGACCGCTTCAGCCACGGACGTATATCTGAGCTTCGCCCAGTGGGTGGCAGGCACGCTCCATTCAGCCGCCGACATTGACAACGATAAGTGGGACAGGGCTTTCGATCCGACGCAAAGCATCGAAGGCTTCGAAGAGTTCCTGCCTCAAATGCGCGTGGAACAACCGGAGAGCCTCTGGGTGAGGAAGCCGCCACCACCGGACGCTCAATAGCCTAGGCTGGCACGTTGTCGGTGGTGCGCGCCGTTTCGATGCCATCCATACCCTGCCCGCCCTCACCAGCTCGCGCGGGGAATGTCGGGCTGGTGTTCTCGCGCAGTGGCTGTGCCGCACTCGCCTCCTCCTGCGCTCCAGGCACCAGCTCGGGTCCCTGTCCCTGGATGTAGGGGTCCTTGATGTTCATCGCCGCGGTCTGCGCCGGCGTCGGGAAGTTGGGGTCGTCACCGCCTGGCGTGGGCCGCTTGTAGCCTGCGCCTTGCATGATGACGTCGGCGATCGGCGCGATCATCGGCATCTGCGCCACCTGTGCTCCACCCTGCATGGCCGCGAACGCTGCCTGCACACCGGTCTGCACCGCCTGCGCCATCACCTGCTTGATCTGCGCGTCGGTCAGCCGCTCCTTCATGTCGAGCTCTCGGGCCTTCAGGTCGTGGCCAGCCAGCTTGACCTCCTGCGCCACGCGCTCCTGGATCTGCTTCTCGATGTCCTCCGGCGAGGCCTGCTGGCCAGCGGCGCGCAGCGCTTCCACCAGGTCCCGCTTGAAGGGCACGTTCATGAGGCTGGCCAAGAACGGCATCGCCGCGGCCTGGTACTGCGCCGGCAGGCTCTTGACTGCCTCGCTCATTGCGTTGAGCTGCTGACCTTGGTAGCTCGGGCTGCTCGGCACGTCCTCGAGCGCTACCTTTAGGCGCGTGCGCTGTAGATCGTTGCTCAGGTAGGCCGCGCCGGTCTGCGGATCGGTCTCGGGCTTGTTGATGAAAATCGTGCGATCGGGCGTGATGGCGTCACCCTCGATGACCACGGTGTGCGGCTCGCGGCCCATGTCCTCAACGATCATCGCCAGCAGCAGTTCGCCGACCTGGGACCGCGCGGCCTTGAAGTTGTCCATCAGGTGGGCCAGGCCTTGATTCGCCTGCTGCACCTGCGTGTCTTCCTGCACGCCGCTGGTTGCGGTGCCGCGCCGGCCGGAGAACGCCGAGGCAGCCGCCGGCGACACGCGCTCCAGCGCCATGCGCGCGTCATTGAGCATTTGCAGTTGCTGGTCGGTGAGTTGCACGTCCCGCTTCACCTCGAACCGGGCGCCCGGCTGCGCCATGTGAGCCGGGTCCAGCAGGATGTCTGCGTTGCGGCGCCCCACCTGGCGGCGCAGCTGCTCGTCGGTCATGGCCACCGCGCCCTTGGTGCGCTCCACGCGATAGGCGGTCATGCCCCACGTCATCGCCGCGGTGCCGCTGTTGAGCCGGTCCTGCTGGAAGATCATGCCGCGCACCAGGCCGTAGGGCACGCGCGTGCCGTCCTCGCGGTATCCCCAGAACGGAACGTATGGGAAGTGCCGATGGGTGTATGGACTGGGCCCGTCGTGCAGGCGGTGCGGCCCGAGCCAGAAGCTGCGACGCACGCGAGGGATGACCGCGTGCTGCGGCCGCACGAGACCGCGCGCCAGCGAGTAGTTGTGCACCGGGTTGTCGGCGTCGTACTCCACCACGCGGCCGTCCGGCGATCGCAGGACCGTCGCCTCCGCCCAGCGGCGGTACCAGACCTCTGCCACGCTCATGTCCTTGCTGACCGGGTCGTACCAGTTGTGCTCGGCCACCGTCCAACCGCGCGCCGCATCCCAGGCGCCGGTCGTCAGCCCGGTCGAGCCACCACCGTCGAGCGCTTCCGGAGAGAGGTTCACCCACCAGGACTGGCCATGCCGACCGCATTCGAGGATGAGCTCGCGATGCTTCGGGAACACCTTGGCGATGCGGCTCGGTTGCAGCCAGCGTTCGCGGCGCAGGTATCGCGCATCGCTCAGGTCGTCCTCCTTGGCATAGAAGTCCCAGTGGATCTCGTTGCGGTGCACAGACGAGCACCGATACGGGTACTTGAAGGGGTCCGACTCGCGCGAGACCTCTACCCAGCCGAGGCCCACGGCCGCCTGCGGGCGGAAGGCCTTCGAGCACGCCTGGTCGGCCTTCGAGTGGCGCTCGGCCTCGTTGAGTCGGAAGTTCAGGGCGTCGGCGACGTCCTGGCCGTCCGGCTGCCCGTTGGGCGAGACGCGCCAATCGGTTCGCACCGTGGCCTCGTAGCCCTGAATGGCCAGCAGCGCGGGCCCGATCAGGTCTTCCTTCGCCGGCGGAATGCCAAGGTCCTTCTGTGCACGCAGCAGCTCGGTGTCGAGCTGGTTGCCGTCGGCATAGTCGAGCTCCTTGTCTGCCACGCCACGCCACGGCGGCTGCTGCTCGATCTCGTAGATGAACTGGCGGTATTCCTCGAGGGTGAGTGCGCCGTCGGCGTCCATCTCCTCCTCCATGCTCGGAGTGGTGGTGCTGTTGTTCATGTTCATTGGGTGCTCCTACGCGCGCCAGTCGGAGACCGGTGCTTCGACGTAGGCGGTGTTCTGTGTGAGGTTGGCCAGCAGGCCCAGCTCCTTGGCCTGGGCCCATTGGCGCAGCGCGTCCGCGCCTTCGGTGCAGCCATTGCTCTTGTCGGGCTGGTCGATGAAGCGGTTCTCAGAGGTGCTGTACTTCTTCTTGTAGCCCTGGATGCGCTCGATGCCCTGCTTCGTGCCATCGAGGTCGAAGAAGGCGCCCTTGATGTGCTTGCGCACGGAGTAGATGCCGGTCATCAGCTCGGTGACGCGGGGCACGATGAAGAAGGCCTGGCCGGGCATCAGGAGCTGCAGCTGCTCTCGGGTGCTGCGGTTGTAGTCGCCGAGCCGCTTGTGGTCGGCGTCGTGAGGCAGGAAGTGGCCACCGTAGAGGTAGCCGCGCTCTTGGAGGTGGCGCGCATAGTGGCGCAGGTCCTCCTCGTGCTCCTCGTAGTAGCCGATGAAGCGGTCTTCGTTGCGCAGCATCTGCATGAACCAGATGGCCGTGCCGTCGCTGTTCCCGATGTCCCAGAACGTGAAGACGGGCAGGTCCAGCAAAGGCACCTGGCAGATGGCGCCGCGCTTGCGCAGCAGCACCATGTCTTTCGCGTAGTAGTGGCCGGCGGTGGACTGCTGGAAGGCCTCCTCCGGGGTCGAGGGGTACTCCTGCCACATGCGCTCCTCTTTGCCCGAGAAGTCGTTGCGCAGCTTCTCTACGTACCAGGCGCGCTGGCCCAGGTCGATCTTGACGTCGACCTTCGTCTCGAGTTCGTCGAAGTAGTCGTGCTGCTCTGGGCTGATCGGAACACCAACCGGGTCGATCGAGTAGTTCGGGTCCTGCCACCAGGCGTAGAAGTGGAAGCGGTACTGGCTGGGCGTGAGCTTGCGCGCCCCTGCCACCAGCGCCTGCGCGCGCTGGCATATCTCGTAGAACTCGCCCTCGGTGCCTTCGGCGGTGCTCTCGATGACCAGGATGCCCGACAGCGGCACGGCCTGGAACGAGCCGGTGACGACTTCGTTGGCCTTCGCGGGGAACTTGGCGCAGATCTTCCCGAACTCGGAGACGTGCAGGCGGTGGATGGTGCCGCCACGCACGCTGGTGGCCACGCGGATGCTGCTGTTGTTGTGGCCGAACAGCAATTCCTTCGTGCTGGCGCGGGCGAGCGGGAAGCGCTGGCGGATCTCTTCAGGCAGGTGGTCGTAGGCGAACACGACCTTGTCGCGGAAGATGGCTTCGGCCGTCTCGCGATCCTGGGCGATCATGCCGCAGCGCTGGTTCCCGTTGAACAGGGCGTGGTCGAGCCAGAGGATGGCAATCAGCGTGGTGAAGCCGAGCTGCCGCGCCTTGAGGATGGCGTTGCGGTGCCAGAGCCGCGTGATGAAGCGCCGCTGGGCCCGGTTGGGCTTGAATGGCATGACGAAGGAATCGCCTTCGTCGATCACCTCGCCGGCATCGTTCTTGGTCGGCTCGCCCTTGACGATGATCTGGTACAGGCAACCGCTGAACAGGCGCCATTCCGGATCGCGAAGGCAGCGCTCAAGCTCCGCCGCATTGGTAGGGAGGAGCTCGGCGTGCTTGGCGATGTGCGGCCCACGCTTGGGGCGACGTCGGTTGTCCCAGCGATGCCCGAGCTGCACGTCGACCGCGCGGCCGGCCTCTACGTCCAGCGCGTTGTCGTCTTCATCCAGCGTGCCGGCGTCGGCCAGGCGGGAGGCCTGCTTAGCCTGGGCGGCCATCGTCGACATCCTCCCGCGGCATCAGGCTGTTGGGGCCCGTTGGGGCTTCTGGCGTCTCCGGATCGTTGACGACAGGCCGGAACCCGTTGCCATTTCCGTTCGCGATGCTGTGCAGCAGTGCGGCCAGCGGATCGGTCTTCTGCTGGTTGTCCTTCTCGTAGAGGCCGAGGTGCTTGAACAGCTTCTCCATCGCCGCGCCCTTGTCATGCATGGCGATCTCGATGCCGAACTTGGTCATCTTGGCGCCGGCGTAGAGTGCGATCGCCCGGGGCGACAGGCGCCGCGTGTCGGCCAGCACGGTGCGCGCGTGCCCATCACCGCCGCAGTCTGGGCAGGATGGATGCGGTGGCTTGAGCGGATCGAAGCCGATGCCGCCCTTCTCGTCGAAGTCGGCCAGGCTGCCAGCCTTCAGTGCGTGGTGCTCCTGGTCGTGATTGAACTCGCCGATGGTGCGTTGGAACTTGAAGCCCTCGCCCCAGCAATGGCGGCAGCAACCGACCTTCACCTGCACCAGTTCGCGCGGGTCGGCCAGCATGATGTTCCACGCCTCCGTCACCACGCGATCGGCATCGACATGTGTGCGCTCCTGTTGCAGCTTCCGGGCGGCAGCGATTACAGCCTGGATGTACGGTTTTGACAGGTTCTCGGATGCCATCTGCCTTGCGCTGTCCGGGCTGTAGCCGGCTCGAATGGCTGCCTGCGTGCCATTCAGGTCCACCAGGTACTCGTCAACGAAGCGCTGCTGCAGGTCAGTGACTACGAGCTGCGCAGGCTGGGATGCTGGTGCCGGAACTACTCGGGCAGGTCGTGCTGGCTTCTTCTTGGTCACCTTCGCGGGCGCAACCTTCTTGCGCGCAGGTGCGCCCGCAGCCTTCTTGGCGGCTACGGGCTTGGTGGTGGTCTTTTTCGGTGCGGGTGCCTGCTTCTTGGCAGGCTTGCGAGTTGCCATGCGCGCGAGTCTTCCCGCCATTGCCCAAGGGGTCGAACCCTATAGGGGGACAATGCACCGCAACCAAAACGAGGAGCCAACCATGATGGAGAACAAGGCGCTGGTGCACGCATGCCTGTTGAAGGTCAGTGCTGGCGCAGCGCAGGAGCTCGAGGACTACCAGATCACGGTCTTACAGACTGCCGGGCTGATTCAGCCCTACGACGTGCAGAGCACCGACGACCCCAAGACCGCGCAGACCATCTTCAACTACCGCCTGACTCGGGCCGGGGAGCTGTTCCTCTGGCCGCCAGAAGAAAAATAGCCCACCGGGCGAACCCGGTGGGCGAATCACCCGCAAGGTAGCAGGCGAGGAGACAACTGTTCGGCGAAAGCGCCGGGGTTCGGTCCATCCGACTACGTACTCAATGTGCGCTGGACCGTGCGGTTCTCGTCCCACCCTGCATCCCCTGGGACAAGCAGGGGGAAATATCCGGAGTGGCTTACCCCCCACTCCAACGCCAGGGCTGACGCCGTGTTCGGGGTCCGTGATCGGTGAGGGGATGTTCTCGCGACTCGCCCACATGGCGAATCCCTACAGGGGGCCGGCTCAGGCGACGCTGAGTTCCAAGCCGAAGCGCGCGGCGACGATCGCCCGCCCGACTGCAATGCGCGGCGTGGGGCCTTCGAGCCATGGCCCGTCCGGAAGATTGGTGCCAGGCCGGCCGACGACAACAGCGCACCACTGAAGCCCCTTGCCCGGCATCGGAGCAGACTGGATGGCATAGCGTTCGACGAGTTGCTCGAAGTCGGGCCAGTGGCTGGCGAAGGCCTGGGGGCCGAGGGCCTTGGCTACCCAAGATTCCAGCTCTTTGCCAGCGAGTTCAGAGGTCTTGATGTTCACCTGGCCATTTTCGCCGGTGGTGTGATGTGGTGGCCGGCACTGATCTCCGGCTCAAGGTGGCGCGCCTGTTTTCATTGCAGCCGGAGAGCCGGCCTAGGAGGTCTGTCCACGCTGGTCCGTGCCCATGCGCCGCGCATCAGCCTGCGCATTCACCATCATCGAAGCGGGCCGGGATTGAAACCGGCTCTTGCAGTCTCACGTCGCCCATCGAGGTGTACAGGGCGCAGGATGCAGGAGGGCACCACCCCTCCGCGTTTTTAACGTCGCAAGCCGTAGCTGTTGCCGCTTCGATGATGGGCCCCCGATAGGGAGCATCCATGGGGCCGGCGCCTGCTCGCCTTGGCTTTCCCAATCCCTTCCTCCGTCCCTTCACCCGTTGCCCGGGTCGAATGCAGGTAGGTCCGGCAGTCACGCTTCACATATGTCTGGTTGCGACGGACGGATTTGAACCGCCGACCTCTGGGTTATGAGCCCTGTGCTCTACCAGGCTGAGCTACACCGCGAGCGAACTTTGCCCCGTTGGCGGCCTTGGTGCCCGCCCTACAGGGGGTGTCGAAAAGCTGTGCCTGATTCGGGTCGATACGCACCTCAAGGGCGGCGACCTGGCGGCGCAGGCGCTTCACCTCCTCGCCAAGCTCTGCCGCCATGAGTGCGGTGTTGCGTCCCGTCTCGATGGCTGCGGCCTGCGCGGCGGCGCCGGCCATGAGGTTGGCGAGTGCCCTGTCCTCGCGCGGCGTGAGCGTGAGCACCTCGTCGCCGATCTCAATCTTCACCATGCCGTCGGGCATCACGGTCTTCGACATCGGCCGCGCCGGCGGATGCCGCGGCGCCGGCACGTACACCCCGCGCTGCACGCGCAGGATGGCGCCGTCATCGGCCAGGGTTCCCAGGCGGTCGTCAATCACGCTCAACTTCAGGCCTGTGAGCTCGGCGAGCGTTTCGCGGGTGACGATCTGCTCTTGGTTGTAGAGGTCTTGCACGGCCTCGAGCACCAGTGCGGTTGTGGATTTGCGGGCATCAGCCATTCGTGTGTTCTCCTCGTACATTTGTGTGTCTCGAATCGACGATCTCTTCTCGCTGCAGGCGGGAGACAGGTTCAGGTGGCCGCAGCGCAGCCTCTTCATCAGCGCTCAAAGGCGGCAAAGCTACCGCTTCGAGAATGACATTTATGGAGTCCATGATCCTTTCCCAATTTCGGTGAATGGCGCTCATGGCCTCTCCAAATTCTTCTACCTCGGACTCAGAGAACGAGGCGCGCATCAGTGAATCGTGCGCACTTACCAACGAGTACGCGTCGACGAATGCCTGCCTCGCGTCAGGTTCCAGATAAAGGCAGTTCTTCTGCCACCATTTCACACACTCTTGGACTTGCTCTCGCACGTCTGGTGCCTGCATCTGATCAACGAGAGCAGATAGAAGCGCAAAAGCTTCTTGATGAGCTTGCAGGCGGCGATCTATGCCCGCCATGCGCAACTGGTTTCGAAACCTCACTGCCTCGAGAACTTCGGCATGCTGCCGCTTGACTTGCTCCACCTCGTGGGTAAGCCGAGCGATGTCCTCCTTGTCCGCAAGGTTCTTGCCTTTCTGGGCGAGATAGCCCGGCATGAAGTGCTTGGCCAACAGATAGACGACGAGCCCTGCAACCACCACCCCGATGCCGAAACCAGGCACCAAGCTCCACGCGAATCGAATCTCCTCAGGCGACATGGTTCTTCTCCTTCAATCGGTCGAGCGCCCATTGTGCGGCGCGGCGCTCGCGCGGAGTGCTCGGCTGCATGCCTGCCACGATGTCAAGCCAGATGGCGACCATCCAGCGGTGAGCTGCGGCGAACCGCTCGATCTTCTCGGCGGCCGGGACTGGGCCTTGGTCGAGCCAGGTATGGCATGCGAAGCACCCGTAGACGGTGTACTGGTCGTCCGCCTTGCGCGCGCCGGCCTTGCCGTGCACCGACCAGTTGCTGTGACACGCGACCGTGGTGGCGGTGTCGCCCGTGCAGGTACCGGGCACCTGCAGCAGGCAGCGCTGGCCCTTGGCCATGTTCAGCAGAGCGCGGTTCTCGTGCTTCACGGTCTTCGGAATCGCCCCGCGGAAGTCGGCGTCGTTGATTGCAACCATGCTCACGATGCGGCCCGACACCGGCAGCACCTTCGCAATCACCGTGACGTCTGGGCCCGAAGCGAGATCCACGCCGATGACCTTCGGCTGCCGGCGCTTGAACTCGCTGCGCATGAGTGGAGCGCTGCGCTTCATAGGCCGAAGTCCAGAACCAACGAAGGCTCGATCAGGCTCGGCATGTCGTCGATCCACACGTTCACGGCATAGCCAGCCTTGGCGGCAGCGTGCTTCTTGTACGGCTGGCCGCCAGTGCACACGATGGGCACGCTGTCGGGCATGCGCGGCTCGCGCGAGAAATCGGGAGGCGCACGGCGCGCGGTGACGCACACGACAGCGTGGCCGCGCGCCTGCGCCGTCGCAATCAACTGGCGCCACAGGTCCGAATCGGCTGTGAAGGTGTCGTCGTAGTCCAGGCCGAAGAGGATGGGCTTCATGGCAGAACCCGATCTACCCAATGCTCGCGCACACCTGCCCACAGCTTGCCGTCCATGACGTCGCACGCCGCCAAGTAGGCAATGCCCATCTCATGGGCGACGGTCGGCACCGCCTGCAGCTGCTCGAAGTACCGGCGATGCACCTCCATCGCCTGCGCGTGGGTGATGCCGCCGTCCAGCTGCGCCGTCGCATTTCGCGGGAACTGAACAACCGTCATGGGCACACCGACCCCACGATTTCGCCGGTGTCCGGGTCGACCTGCATCCGCTCCCACTGCTCGTAGCTCGCGGGGAACGTCACGCCTAACTCGGTCGCGGCAAAGGCACTCACGCGATCGATGAGTTGGCTGTAGCCCTTCACACCGAGGTCTTCGCTGCTCACGCGCTCGCGGCGGCGGACCTTCTTGCCCGTGAGTGGATTCTTCGTCGTGACGGTCTTGTGGCCCAAGTACTCGGCCCGGAAGTGCTCCTTCCAGACCGCCAGCGAGAACTGCGCGCCGTGCGGCCGCGCCTGCGCCGCGATGCTCTTCAGCACCACGCCGTGGTAGTACTTCCGCTGGCGATCCGTCTTCGCGTCCTCGTGCAGCCGAATCTCCAGTTCGAGGCGCCGGCCCGCAGCCCACTGCTCCTTGCACCAAGGTGCAACACGGTCGAGG